AATATAAATGCAAACGATGCGTTTTACGGTGATACAGCTATAGCAGCTTAAGACACCTGAGGTTTCGGTCCTCCCTTATTATCCAATTGGGCCAACTTTAAAATTAAAAGGTGATTAAATTATGACTAGTGTTATTATACCATCAACTGATGCAGACAAAAAACGAATTAAAGATTGTATGGACGAAATCAGTAATTCGTATCTCAGGCAGGAAGCCGAACGAGAATTCATCAAGGAAGCTATTGTGTCTCTAGAGGACGATGTTGGGATACCTAAAAAATATCTAGCCAAAATGGCAAAAATCTATCATAAGCAGAATATGTCTGAGCTAGTATCAGAGATTGAAGAGATAGAGGCTTTACTTGAAAGCGTGAAATAGTACTTGACATTTGTATAGTTACTATGCTATAATATACATCAAGAAATCAATATAGGAAATTGCCTATGAAACATATCACAGTGTTCTACAAAGAAGATTCCGACTCCACAGACGTTAGAGCCGAAGTTGTTGTGGACTCGTCCGGCAAGTATGGTATCGAGTTCTATACGGGTTCTGGTAATAATCCTAAGACAGAGTGGTACGAAAAAACTCTAAATGAAGTTAAAGATATTGCCGAAGACTGGGCTTGTAACGTTAAACTGTTGCGTGGTTAAGCTATTCAATCATACGAGGGGAATCAAATTACGAAATCTAAAGACGTTGGCATAGAATTGACTCAGTTAACTTCCGAGTCTATCATGAGAGAAATAAACTCGAATATCTTAAGAGGTGTTCCGTACATCGATGCTGTTATTGCATATGCAGAATCGTATGGACTAGAGGTAGAATCAGTGGGGGAAATCATTCGAAAATCTCCTGTGCTAAAAGCTAAAATCTATCGAGAAGCCGAAGACTTGAATATGGTCGAAAAACTAACAAGGTTGCCTGTATGACAGAAACCTCTGTCTACACGACAAGAGATGCTTTTGACATATACAGCTACTATATGGCGTTGAGGAAGCACTTCACATCTAGTTATGATTTTGTTAAGTACGGCGGTAAGATGAGATTGAGTGTCGATTCTTTCGAGAGAAGGCGAGATAAATATTTCTTCTATAAACTCTCTAAGCGAAAGGAAGCTAAAGAATTCGTGTTAGCAAATCTTATCGTCAAGCCTGATATATGGATTGGTGATCTTGTAAGCGAAGAAGCGAATAAAGTTTATACTGAGTGGTCAAAGAGACAGCAGTCATTGTCTTACTTATTTAAGAATGATTTAGATGAATTGAATGATGATTTTAACTCAAACTTTATAGTTAACGATGGTCAGTATCCTCGCTTACTTCAGCTTTTCAATGCTAAGAATTTGTCTATAGAGACACTGATAATACTGGGCGACATGACTGGCTGTTGGAACCACTGGGATAAGAAAATAAATGACACTATAATTTATCCCAGCATTTGTATGACTGCTAAGAAGTACGCGCCCTTCCTTTCATACGATAAGGGAAAAATGAAGTCTATCGTCACTGAGAAATTTATATGATGTTTTACTTGACAAACACGATAGAATGTAGTATAATTACTGTAACAAAAAAGGAGCATGTCTATGATAACGACTTTATAATAATGGCAGTATAAAACGCAGTACAAAAACGTAACATAAATCGTATATTAAAATTGAGGTATCACAAGATGACAACATCTTTTGCAGCACTAAAAAAATCACGTAGTAGTTCTTTCGACAAACTGAATTCTGAACTACAGTCTATGGGCAATAAAAGCAATAAAGGAGACGACCGTTACTGGAAGCCTGAAGTTGATAAAGCTGGAAATGGCTACGCAGTAATTCGTTTTTTGCCCGCACCAACCGGTGAAGATGTACCTTTTGTTCGTGGATGGGATCACGGCTTTCAAGGACCAGGTGGATGGTATATCGAGAACTCTCTCACTACATTGGGTCAAGATGATCCAGTCTCTGAGCATAACTCTAAGTTGTGGAACTCTGGTCATGACGAAGATAAGGAAGTCGCTCGTAAGCAGAAGCGTAGATTATCCTACACTGCTAATATCTACATCGTACAAGATAGTTCAAACCCTTCGCGAGAAGGTCAAGTGTATCTATACAAGTTTGGCAAGAAAATCTTTGACAAACTAAACGATGCTATGAATCCACAGTTTGCCGATGAAGATCCGATCAACCCATTTGACTTTTGGGAAGGCGCTGACTTCAAACTTAAAATCCGTCAAGTCGAAGGCTATCGCAACTACGATAAGTCTGAATTTTCTTCTGTAGCTGCACTGTCAGATTCGTCTGGTACTGCACTGTCAGACGAGGCTATGGAAGAAGTTTGGAGTAAAGAGCATTCTCTTTCCGAGATTGTTGATCCTAAAAACTTCAAAACCTATAATGAACTGAAGACTAAGTTGTACAAAGTTTTAGGTCTTGATGGCAGTAAACACGCACCCACGACTACTGCCGAGGATGACAATACGTGGATGGAAAGTACTAGCGCATCGAAAGAGCGAAAGGCTCCTGAAGTCGAAAGTACTCCATCCCCGTCTCTTGCAAGTGATGACGGAGATGATGAATCTCTAGATTTCTTCAAGAGTCTAGCCGCTGATAGTTAAACTATCTGGCTAGAGGGAACGGGCAGCTCACGAGCGCGTGAGTTGCCCTTTTTTATGCTTAGAATCCAGGGCGACCTCCATTTGCTAGACTGCTTGACGTATTGATGAAGATACTAGTGCTTTTCTGCTGATTTTGCTTATTAATTGTTGTCACTACAGGTCCAGGTGCTGACACTGCAATATTAGCTGCTTGTTGTTGCTGTTTAGCACTTTTTGCATCTTGATTGAGTATAGAGTGAGCTATTGCCGTTGCTGAAGAAGATGCGTCAGCGGGAGCGATTGATTGGGCTGTTGGAGAAACTCTAAGAACACCTACACTCCGAGCCCTTTTAGTTGCATCTGGAGTAGAAGCTAGATTGTCCATCTCTCCAAATATGTCAACCGCCTTAGATATTTCATTCAATTTAATATTGGGATTATTTACTAGTCCTTTACCAAAGTCCACATCAGCTTGTCCATCGAACTTTACCTTATTACCAACAGTCAGCCCTTCTAAGATAGGAATCGATTTGGATAGATTGACAGCTAATTTATGAAAGTTTACTTCTGAGTCTGAAATCTTAATACTGGAAAAAGCAGAGAGTGCTTTAGAAAACTTCTCTAATGAGTCGGCAGCTTTATCTAGCTTATCGGCATCGTCTGTCATTGCGGTTATCTCTGAGATCATACTATCACCGCCACCGAATAAAGAACCGGCTGCATCTTTTATTCCAGACCAAAAATTTCCGCTAGTGAATGCACCTAATCCTGCACTGAGGTTTTCCATTGTAGTTTTAAATTTACTACCGTCATCTTCTACATTATCTGTTATTGACGTTAGTATATCAACTTCATCTTTTATGCCTTGTGCGAAGTTTTCATTAGTGAATAAGTCAATCATTGACGCAAAGCCCGTACCCGCTCCAAATGCTATTAGACCGGCTCCTATACCAGTCATCACTTCCAAGAAACTGTCACTTCCGTCAGTCGTTTGCGCGCCAGGCAGATCAAGTATAGAAAGTAGGGTTGCGACTTCTTCTTTTATGTCATCTGCAAAATTACCACCCGTAAAAAGTTCAACAGTCGAGCTTATTCCAGTAGCACCAGCCGAAGCCAATTTACCGTAGCTAAATGCTATTAAACCCAATCCTATTCCGAGCATCACACTTTTAAATTTATCCACTTCACCCGATTTCACTTGAGGTAGATCAATTATTTTTACAAGGGATGTGACATTAGATAGAATATTTTCACCCCACTCACCACCGCCATCCATAAGGGCACTAAGTCCACCGCCAAAAGCAAAACTCTCTAGACCTCCACCCAGATCATTCATCACTTTCTTAAATGTAGTCGCATTCTTTTTAGTCGCACCCTTTACCTCAAGTATCCCTAGAAGAGACGTTACGTTGGATGCAACATTTTTACCCCACTGACCATTATTGCTGAATTGATTAAGTGCTGCACCAGCACCAAATGCAGCTAGACCAGCACCAAGAGCAAGCATTATTATTTCGAACTTAGCGATGTTTTTCCCAGCGTTGATAAACCCAGTGAATTCTGGCATAGTGGTTATCCCCATAAGAGACGATATGTTCTTCTTGATATTTCCTGTCCAATCATCATCGCCAGCAAACTTATCTGCTGCGATTGCGATTGCAGAACCCGCACCAAATACAGCTAGACCAGCACCCAAGCCAACCATAACTGCAAGAAACGTACCATTCTTTGCAAAAAAGTCTCCTGCTCCATCGAAATCATCTTTGATTGACATCAACTCTTTAACATTCTCTCGAATTTTTTTGCCGTCCAGATCGTTAATTTGCTCTAGTAAAAGTGCTGCACCACCCAGAAGAGCGCCACCGCCAAGCAGTGCAGCCCCCACACCTATACCAGTACCAGCGGCAGTCATTCCTGCGCCGACTCCGACTCCAAGCCCTGCGCCAAGCTTGCTGAACATACCGTCTTTCTTTTTCTTTTCCTTTTTACCATCTGGTCCTACATCGCCATCACTCATGACACCTAGACCAGAACTACCAGTTTTCGCAGCAGACTGTCCGAGTTGTGCCAGTCGTGCGGCTTTTTCATCAGCATCTTCGTTATTTGATATAGTAGTATTAGCGGCGTCTAGCAACCCTTTGAGAGACGTTGTTTGAGCTTTCAAAGACGATTGCATCGATTCTAATATAGGTGTTATCTTATCAAGAGTCTCTTTAGACAAATTTACCGTCTTCGGTTTTCGTTTGAAAGCGTTAGTAAGTGCATTACCCTCTACAGCTTTCTTCTTATCCGCAGCCGACTTCTTCTTCTTATCCGCTGCTTTCTTCTTATCCGCAGCCGACTTCTTCTTCTTAGCTTCCGCCTGCTTTTTTTTCTTTTTCTTTGAATCAAAGAGAACGTCTGTGATTGCCATAATTGTAACCTATCTATCGTCTTTTTTATTGGAATATGCTTGAGTTGTGTAAAATGCTGCAACTATAGCTGCAACTGATACGAAATATGTTGGAGCAATGTCGCCCAACGTCTTAGATGCTTCATCTAGTCCAAAACCAACTGTCACTATTACAGCAAATGGATATAGCAGCATACCAAATAATGCAAACCAGGCCATTTGCCTCTGAGCGTCTTCTCGCTTATCCCTATTCTCAATCCTTTGACGTTCTTCATGTAGGGCTAAAGCGTTCTCTTGATCATCGACAGTTCCATCGATGTTTAAATCTGGATCAACGTCATGCACGTACTCGTCTTTATGAAACATGCGCCGGTTGGTTGCCATTATACTATCCCTTTATTTCGACTTACTCTCTTCTATATAATGTATCAACATCTCAACATAGAGATCACGCTCATACGGTATGAGATTCTCTATCTCACTTATCTGGTATTTATAGTGTTGAGCCAGCGCGAAGACATTCTGATAATATAATGCCAAGCTATTATGACTCAACATTACGTAAAAAAAGTGTCTATGCCCTCCATAGTAAACGTCTTTTCTTTTCCAGTATTGTCTTTATAGGGTATGGAGTACTTCATACGAGGTACTGTCTCAAAGAATTTTTGCATTGCTGTAACAGTTTCTTTAGTGAACTGTCCAACAAATTCATCAACCTCTTCTGGGGTAAAGTCCGAAAACTTTAGAACTTCATCGGTAGTCTTATTCACTAAAAACTCCATACATTGAACCATTGATCTAAATATTATTTCAGTCTCACTTTCTCCTTCGTGTTCAGGCATTAATGCTTTAATTCCTTCTACTGTTGGATAGCGCATCATTAAATAGTAATCATCATTTAAAACAACTTCCTTATTATGATCTGGATCGTGTGTGATCTCAATTTCATTGATGTTTATTGACAACGCAATCTCTTCTTCTGTGTCAGGATCTTCAATGTTGAAGGAAACTTTGTTATCAACAGACTTTGCGCGAATACATATAATAATATATTCTAGATCAAAGATTGGCATAGTATCAACGTCAATACCAATTACACAGTTGTTGATAATTTGCTTAATCGCTAAAATAATTTGATCAATATCCTTAGACTCTTGCGCTATTAGCAAAATCTTTTCTTCTTTAACTGTGAAGGGTCTATACTGTACCTTTTCTCCAGTAGATGGTACAATCAAATCAAATAAAGGCTGATCAATTTTTGGTAATCCCATGCTGTACTCTCCTATAGTATAAAATAATTAAAATGCGTTATATATTGTACTTACGTTAACTCCCTGATTTATTAAACTTTGTAGATCGGTTGGTCTTTCCAAGCCTCGAATTGCTTGAGCGAATGTATTTATTGCAGACAGATAACTCAGTAGTCCGTTAGTGCTTCCGTCTTGACCGATTAATTGACCCCTAGATTCACCAGTTAGTTCTATTTTATCATACGCAAACCCTACAGGAAGAGTCATAACTTCTCCACCATTTGCCCATGCTTGAGTTATGTTACCAACTTGTACAGGATATACTTCAGTCATTTTATATTGATACGTGATGACCTCTTGATGCCAAGAGTATACTGTTATGACAATTGTTGCTTTTCCATACTCCTCTTGATATCCTATTTCATATGGCTTTAGTCCTCCACTGGAAGATAGATTGCCAGCTGCGGTAGAATAGTTTACGATTTTTTGAACCCAGGCGTGAAAAAACTTTAGCATTTCAAAGTTACTGTCTACCATAAACACTGTGGGCAGAACGGGCAGTTCAAGCCCTATGGGTCGTCTAGTTG